ATAGCCTTAAGCTGATCTGGCGTAAACCCTTGGATACGCTGACCACCATACGTAGGCTGATTCAAATTTTGTTTATAAAGATTTTTTGCTGCGCCATAAACTTGTGATGTTTCAGCAATATTTTTCTTATAGAAATCCTCTAACCATTTAGGGATTTCTGTTTTTTGAATTGATTGACTAGCACCGCCACAGCACATATTAAACTCCTAGCATATGTATATACCGCCTATGCGGTTTAAACCATTAAACTCAAAGAACCTATCTTTTCTCTCAACATCATCTCCACTGGAGACTCCGCATATGAGTCGGAGATCAAGGCTCTTCGCGTACTTCTTTAATTCTTGTATAAGCCTAAAAGCTATGCGTGACTTCCTATGATTAGGATGCACGAAGAAGAAGCCTTCTGAAATAAACTTTTCTTTTGAATACCAGTATTCAGCTTCAATCCCAGCAATTACACCAACAATCTTATGGTCTTTCTCTATGAAAAATACCACACCTTCGATCACATGTCTACATACATACAGTAAAGTCTTGTCAAAGTCTACTTTTGGAAAGGTATCGATATAACTACCATGAAATTCATCTATTAAGAACCTAGTTATATCTAGTATGTTATTTTCTTGAGCTACCTTTACTTGCATTGCCTTCGGCCTTCTTCATCATCTGGTGTAGTTTACGAGCACCTTCCATCCTATCACCATTTCCCATGCCGCGCACTGCACGGCCCGTGAATACAAACTCTCCATCTGACAGTGCTGCTGGTGTCTTACCACCAATCAAAGCTGGGACACTATCTGACGTTTCTGTACCCGGACCCTTTACAAGACCACCTTTCTTGAGATAGATAGGCTGTCTGTCAGGAAAGTAGTTATACTCCGGCGTAAACGTACCATACGTAGAAATGCCCATGTCATAGTAAGCCTTCTCAAGAGGCGACAATGCTGCATATTCTTCATTTGATAGCTTACGAGTATTAGGTGTAGTTCCCGGTGCTACAGGGGAAATTTTTCTTTGCGGTATAATGACTGGTAATTTATCAGGCTCTTCCTGTGGCTTTGGCGTTTTCTTGCCTAACTTTCTATTCTTGTTTGCAACAGTTTCTTGAGGTTTATCTGCGCCACCGTATTGCTTCCGATACTCTTCACGAGTTAAATCACCATATGGTCCATACCCTAATTGTTTATTAAATGGTGAATATCCCGGACCAGTGTATTGTGGATATTCACCACCAGTACCAGACAATAAACTTCTAATAGTACTAGCAGATGTAGGACCACCAAATGCTCCAGATATCAAACTTAAAGCACCAATCGGTGGAACAGCAAGACCTACTCCTGTATTAATTGCAAGGTCTACTGCCTTGTCACCAATTGAACGATTGTCTGTTGAATTTCCAGTAAATAGTTTCTTTCCAGAATCAACCAAGTTATCTATAAAGCTAGGATCTTTTTTGCTTAATGTTCCTGCTTGTTTGTTCATATAGTCTTCAGCCCAACGTGCAACTTCACCAGTTGTTTTACCTCCACCTAAAATACTTTGATTTTTATCAATAGCATTTGGTGAAACATATTTACTTATAGGCTCATCTGGATTAGCTTTTAAAACATTAACAGCAGTGTCAGGTCCAAGAAAATGAGATAAATATATCGTCCCTGTATTGACTGGCTGACCTTTATTTAAAAGATTTAAAGCATTTTCTTTGGCATATTCCTCTGTCATGTCGAGAGATAGTGTCTCTTGGTCATTATTAAAGTTAGGATCTGTTTTAAGGGCTAAAACTTCTTCCGGCGTCCGGCCCTCCAATAAATCAGGACGATATTTCTTTATCATACTTGTCCACGTACTATCAATAAACTGACCCAAACCTGATGCCGAAGACGTTGGATTTTGTGCGTTTACTTTAAAACCAGATTCACCACCCACCATTGGATTAACAGCTAAACTGGCTTGATCAAATGCCGCGTTTCGTTGCATTTGATTAAAAGTAGGACCGGGTTGACCTACGGGAGCATAGTTAATTCCAGTTCCACGCAAAGGCGCACCCCCGCCTTGACCAAATTGGGTTAAGCCACCGGGCAGTTGAGGTGCAGGAGTACTTACATAGTCATAGCTTCTACCACTACCACCGCCGCCGATGGGACGACCTACATCTTCCCCACCGCCACCCATACCACTACCGCCGCCATAAAGTGATGCACCGCTTCTAACCCCGGCATTGTTATTAGCTAGGTTAGCTTCAATAGTCCTAGTTAACCTGTCAACATAGGAATCACCACCACTGGCTCCGGGGCTACCATTACCGCCACTAGATTCACCACCACCACACATTATGATACCACCGATCTATCTGTCATACGCCGCCAATTGGTTCCATCTGAAAATGCTATAACAGCACCACCCGTTTCATCTGATACATGAATCAATTGACCGGGCTGTGATGCAGGTGGAAGATCTGTCTTTACATGAACTGAAAGGCGATTAGCAGATCCCTTTGTTTGTTTTGTTCTATCTATATCAGAAAGGTATGTTTCAAGTAAACGAACTGTTTCGTTTGCCCAAGAAACTACATCATTTGGATTTTTTAAATTAGATAATCTCATCTGTTTCCTACCTCAGAAATATCAAGTCTAATATCACTAACTCTCCACCAAACACCAGCAGTACCCGATGAAATTCTAACCTTTGCTACACGTCCTTGTGCTCGTGTATCAATTTTATCTGTTGTTTCATAATACACAAGATCTTTTTCTTGCTCTACGTCTATATTAGCCCAACGTGATGTACTCAATTTAATATCTAATGATGGAGTAATTGATGTACTATCTTGTTTAAACAACACGTCTGGTGAAATCCTGTTTATTTTTACTACTTTTTCACCATCATCAACGTCAAACAATGCCGTTTCTATATAGTTATCTATTGCTGAACCGTCTGCGTTATATCCAATTTCGTGAGAATATGCATACCGATCAGTTCCAATAGCGGTTGGAGATCCGTAAATAGTACCATCATGCCAAGATGTACGAGCAACATTTCCTATGTACCATGCATTTTCTACATAATTAAATGCAACATACTTATTAATATCACGCTCACCAGTAGTAATTGGAACGCTTTCATCACAATAGAACCATATCACTTCGTTAAATCTTGAATTAACTCCGCAAACTACGCACGTTGAAAGTGATTCAGAGATATTATCAAACACATATTTACTTACAGAACATGATAGTTCTTTTGGACTTGACCCATCATATAAAAAGAACTTCTTGTTGTTCCCCATCCAGAATGTATTACCATCAACGTCTGCCCAAGCCTTACTACCGATCAAGCCACAGTTTGTTCCAACAATACTAAAGCTATAAACGCTTTCTAAATCTCCAGTAAAACGCATAGAATATATAGACGTATCTGTCCAAATCAAATTGTGTTGCTTTGATACACCGCCACCACGAATCTCAGACCCTGACTGTAAGGGAAACTCTCCTGAAAAGTTTACTGCTGTTGGTGTCCAATCTGTATAGTCTTCAATGTTTGACCATCTTACAAGAAGAGGGCTATAGGTATTTCCTCCATAATCTTTTGTTCCGAGAAGTACAGAAAATCTTTCTGCAGAAACAAAACTATAATCAACACGATCTGGAGCTTGTGTCACAGAAGTCATTCTATTAGCTGGTGTTGAGTCCCAAGCATATAAACCAGATCCATATGTATTTCCTAATATATAATCACCAAACTTTGATAGTGACCATATCCTTGGATTAATTGTAATAGACGAACTAGTCCTTGCATCTCCCCAGTCTTCTTCTCCCCAATCACCGACGCCCCAACCAAAGCCTAAAGCACCAGTAGATGAACCAACTGGAATTTCATACACATAATTAATTGTTCTTGTATCAGATCCTGTACCACTTGCAGCACTTGTGTGGGTAACAGTATATGTATTAGCTGTTACCGCAATAATTTTATAATCGCCAGAAAGAGTTATTCCGTTATATGCAGAGCTTTGATTTGAAAAACTAATCCAATCACCAACCAATCTTCCATGACTAGCGTGTGTTATAATGACATCTTTAGATCCAGTAACTGTTGCTATTGTTATAGAAAACGTTGTTCCTGTCGATGTCGCTGGTGTTATGTTATATAATTGCCCACCTTGATCTTTTTGTTGTGATACATATACCTTTTCGTTAGTTCCTATACAAAGATATTTTTCACCAGTATATGTTGACAGTGGTATGATTGCCCTACCAACACCAGTAATTATATTTTCATTAAACTTTTCCCAACCACCAATAACTTCAGGTTTACCACGAAAAAACCTTACATTATTGCCGTCATACCAATATCCTTCTGACGAAAGACTAGTATTATCTTTAATGATACCAGCAGTGATTGGTAGCTTTTTAAACATTAAACAAACCTATTATAAGCCTCTTGTAGCTTTGTATCATACTTGTTTTTTGCATAAGCGGGGCCATTGTAACCCTTCGCGAATGAAGCCCAATCTTTACTCTTAACGTGCTTTAGTAGGTTATTGTTAG